ACAGTTCTTTACTCGGTTAATGACACAACTGGTGCAGTTACGTCAGTCGGCACAGGACTTAACGCTAACGCAACAGATTATAAGTTTGTTACAGTAGAAGATATTGTCTATTTCGTCAATGGGTTAGATGCCCCACAGAAGTTTAACGGCACAACTATGTCAGCAGTTGGTAGTGGCGCTACAGCTCCAGGTGTTGGCATAGATATCGCCTTACATAAGAACTTAATCTTTATACTTAAAGCNGATAACTCAGTAATATGGTCNATTGAAGACAANACAAGTTANGANGTNTTTGANNCNGACGCTATACAATATATNCCTTCACCTAAATCAGGCGACAAAGCCTTTAGAATGATACCNTTCCAAGACAACCTAGTATTCTTTACTAAGAACACCAAGTACGTACTATACGGATACGANAGGGCTACNTTCCAATTAAGAGAAAGCACTTCAATTAAGGGTGCGGTTGGTCCTAACGCTGTCTGGCGAGATGAAAGCTTTATATACTTTGTATCAGACGACTCAGACGTTTATGCCTTTAACGGTGGGACAGACAAGAGTTTAGGTATTAAGATTAGCCGAGAGCTAGAGAACGCCGCCGATCTATCAGATACTTATGTAATNGTTCACGACGGCAAACTAAGAGTTTATTACGCTACNNCNGGACAATCGGCACTNAANAACTGTCTAGTNTATGACCTATCNTACGAACAATGGATGCTNGATACCGANATTTATTGTGGTGTTCCTGCTGTCTTTAACTCGCAAACAGATAATCAAGTCTTAGTTCACGGCAGTTCATTAGTTAGCGGTATAACCTACGCTGAGAGTGATACAAGCGATTTAGGTAAGCCAATTCTATTTGATTACTGGACTAAATACTACTCCTTTGACCACCCATCTCGTAAGCACCGTATCAAGAGATTATACCCTGTCTTTAGGGCTGGGACAGGTCCATACTATGTTACTGTTGGGATTGATACAAATTATCAAAACAGCCCAACTGTAAATTATGTTTCTCTTGGTGCTGGTGGTGCTTCGTGGGGCGACGGTTCACTCTGGGGCGGTGGTTCACTATGGGGTGGTAATGTATTAGAGCCTGTAAGATTAACAGTTCCTGGACAAGCTCGCAGACATCAGATTAGATTCACTCAGCACGGCATAGATAACCCAGTTGATTTCGTTGGATTTACAACCTATACAAAGATGCGAAGGCCTATCTAATGCCAAATAAGAATCCATCACCAGTACAGTTGCACCCAGAGATGGATAAGAGCCAAACGACTGCTTTTATAAATGACAATTTTAGACGGTTATATGACAAATTAGACCACGTTACAAGTGGCACCGCTACAATCAGTCCCCGTAATGAAAACGTAGTACTGACAACTACTAATATCGGTTATATATTTGAAGTGACACTAGAGTCTGGTTTATCTGCGGTAAAGGCTTTAGCTGGTGACTTACGTGTAAGGGTTGTATTTGATGACAAGATGGACGTAATGGGTTCTGGGACGTTTGTAGATGATGGCACTAATAAAGCTATCTATAGTTATAACTACAGACTGACAAATAGCGTGATAACTGGCACTGGTGATATACATGTTACCTTCGCCATCCGCTTGATTGCTGGTACCGTGACGTTTAATCCATATACATTCCTAAGGAATAAGATACACTGGGACATCTATAATCAACTTAAAGTTAGTGCGACTGGTGGCGGTGCTCTAGCGACTGGTGTTGGTAAGTATTGCTTTGTAGATACACAGACGTGTTATCTGAACGGAACCGTTAGTGATGTGGTATCTAGGACATATGAATTTAACAATCGTTTATTACATGTAGGCGGACCTTATATCTGGACAATGTTCCCATATCCTATGTTTGACTTAGCGACATGGTTCGGTGTTCCTTAATTTGCATTATAGGATAAAAGTAGTGATAATATAAGTATGAATAGGGATAAATAAAATGGACCAAAAAGCAATTCAACCTTACTATAAATCACTTGAAAGTATCTACGCACCACAAAGACAATTATTACAGCAACAGATGAAAACTCTGCCACAACAGTATGCTTTAGAACGTTCAGGATTAGAACAAGCTAAGGCAAATGCTTTTAGGGACATCTCTAGTAGGGCTAGGGGTATGGGTGTAGCTTTTGGCGGATACTCACCTTCAGAACAAGCTAGATACACAGGTGCTACTTACTTACCTACTCTAGGTAAAATACAGCAAGCCCAAACAGAAGGTCTAACATCTCTACAATCTGCTCTTAATCAGTTATATGGAACTCAGCAAAAANNAGCTATGAGTCTATACCAAACGGCTCGACAACAAGCTGAACAAAAACGTCAATGGGAAGCTGAAATGGCTGAACAACGCCGACAAGCTAATATGAGAACTTCGTCAGGTGGCGGTGGTGGCGGTGGTGGCGGTAATCAATTATCAACTCTTCAACAGGGTATTAACAATCTCGGTGCCTATAACGTCAGCGGTAAAAACTTTACTAGGTTTATAGATAACCCAGAACTCTATCAGACAAGTGGTGGTAAAGCTGGTTATGCTACTCGGGAACAAGCTGCTTATACACTCGCTAACCAAACTGGCGTATCATATCAACAGGCTCTTAAGGCACTATATGATAACTTTAAGACTGGTGATGAATTGAATAGGTCTAAACCTAAACCTCAACCTAAATCTAAGCCTCAACCTAAACCTCAACCTAAACCTCAACCTAAGACATCTAGTAAGTCTGGTTATAATAATCAAGCGTGGCGAGATACTAGCTGGTTAAATCCTTTTAGGAGGTAGTATGGCTACTAAAAAGAAATCTGGCAGATTCACTTGGCGAGATGATGTCTGGTTCCCTAAAGACTGGCAAACGCAGGGTCCGTCTTTTAATGTAGGTGCTATACAGCGTTGGTCTGATGAGCAAGAGAGAATAGCTGAGGCTGAAAGACTAGCTAAGGAGGAAGCCGAAAGACGTAAATCTAAAAACCTCGCATCAGCTATTGGTGAATGGGGTACTGGTAGTGCCGAGAAGTTTCTAGGTGGTACTAATAGAGCCCTCGTCAATGCTATTAACTTGGTAGGTAGTGGTTTTAATCAAGGTGAAGCAGAAAGGCGGACTAATGAGTTCTTACGCTCTACTGGTCAAATAGATAAGTCTGGTATAGCTCCCTTATCTCGTGGAGTAAGACGTGATACTGGTGCATTCAAAGCTGGTGAAACAACTGGCGACATCACTAAGACTGCTCTAGACATAGGACTTACCCTTGCACCTACGGGAGCCCTAGAGAAAAGCCTCAGAGCTATACCTGCCTTACAGAAATTATCTGAAGCTAGTAAATTAGGTAAGCTCGGTGCTGGAATTGCTGCGGCTGTTCCTGCTGATATAGTACAAAGTATCGGTCTAGCTGGTATGGACGTAGCTGCTGGTAAAGACGTAAATCTACTTAAAGATATGGGTATTAGTGCTGGTATAACAGCTGCTATGCCGGTATTAGGGGCTGGTCTAGGCAAGGCTAAAACCTCATTTATAGATAACCTACTCTCTAAGGGTAATAAAGTAGCTCGTACTACAAAAGTCGGTAATACACTGCTAGACATAAAAGATGAAGTAGCATCTAAATTAGTTAATAACCTTCAGTTTATTGAGCGACCATTTGGTAATGCTATAGACGTCGCTACGGGACGTAAGGTTAAAGAAGTTATTAGAGAACTCTCTACTAATGTCAGACAAGCTCCAGGACTAGCCTACGAATATCGTAAGTTAAACCCAGCTTGGCAACAACTAGGTGATTTAATAAAGGGTCAGTCCGACCCTAAGAAAGCTATGAAAGAGCTTGGTGAGTTTATTACTAGAAAACAAGACGCTATCAATGCTGTCAAGCTAGGCTTAGGTGATACAACCAAAATACCTGTTGGTAGTAAAATCCAAGAGCAAGCCTACTCGCTACTTAATAAAGCGACTAAAGCTGATGTTCAGAGAGCGTTTGATAGTGGTTTAATTGACGAGGTTAATTATAAGAAGTGGATGGCAGACGATAGTTATACTCGCATACAGAGAGATATGGAAGGTGTCTTACAGGCTAAATCGCAAGGTGCTGGTAAAGCTAGTGTATCAGCTTCAGTTCTTGACCAGACACTAAAGGGTTCAGAGCGTAAGGCATTAGATCCATTCGCCTCATATATAGATTGGTCTAACCGTATCACAACCGCCTCAGAACGTAATAAGTTCGCAAACTATGTTATTGACCAACTTAATGAGAAAGGGCTCGCTACGGGGCTTAGAACGGCTGATGATGTAGCTGAGAGGTTTGCTAAGTATGGTGAGGCGGCTCAGTTACGACCTTTACGAAATAAACTAGAGAGGGCTCTAAAGTCCCAAAAGAAATATATTAAGGAATTAGAGCTAAAGAAAACCCCACAAGTAACTAAGAAGCTAATAGAGGCTAAACAAGAGATTAGTAAGATACGAGAACAGTTAGCTTCTGCCTCAGAAGATGTCCAGAGTCTAGTTAAAAGAGCTCGTTCATTAGCCGACGCAACATCAATGAATAAACCAACCGTTAATCGTCTAGTAAATGGTATTAAAGAAACTTATGAGGTTGAGCCACGACTCGCCCAAGCTATGCGTAATATGGATGATGTAACATTCGGTGCTCTACAAAAGTATGCCTCTGCGCCATCTCGTTTGTTACAGGCTGGTGCTACTGGCTTAAACCCAGCTTTTGCTATACCTAATTTTGTCAGGGATGAACTCAACTCATTTATACTATCTAAGAACCCACTCTCAACCCATAACCCAATAACGTTCTTCCAGGGTCTTAAAGAATCAGTCTTTAAGCCTACTGTGAATGCCACCGCTAGAGGACTGCGTATTGCCCAGAGGGGTGAAGAGATATGGAAACCATCTAAACTCTATGAAGCATATTTGTCAAAGAATGCTCAGATGACATACGTAGATTTAACTCGTAATCTTAAGAGTGCTACTAGACAAGCTGCCGAGGAATTGGGTATTAAGGGCGAATCTATTATGCGTAAAGTAGAGAGTATTAACACTGCTACTGAACGCCTGGGTCGTTTCCAAAACTTCTACGGCACTTATAGAAAGATGCTCAAAGAAGGACTAACTGATGATGAGGCTATGCGGCGTGGTATGCAAGCGGCTAGAGAGAATGGTATAGACTTCTCACAGACTGGTGAATGGGCAAAGTTTGCTAAGTTGTTCAATCCATACTTTAATGCGTCTGTACAAGGTGCTAGGAGCCTTGCCAGAGCCCTTAAAGAACGACCAGTTGCTACTTCGCTCAAGATTGGTGCTACCTTATTAGCTCCTGTTGCCGGTGCAACATACTATAATTTATCAGACCCAAAGAGAGCCGCTATATACGCTAATAAAGTGCCTGACTATGAGCGGGATAGTAACTTTATCTTCGTGCTAGATAACGGTGACTATATTAAGATACCTATGCCACCAGGCGTCAGCCAATTTACTAGACCACTAAGGAATATGATTGAGTCAGAATATCTAGGTGATCGTCAGAGTTTTCTAGAAACGGCACGACAACTTATTATAGAACCATTTAATCCGATGGGTCGCTCTGACTTTATTCCACAAGCCGCTAAACCGATTGTTGAGAATATGTCTAATTACAGCTTCTACCGTCAGGAGAATATCATACCTGGCAATCTCCAAGACCTACCAACCGAGGAACAGGCATACGAAACAACNTCGCAGATATATAAAGATTTAGGTAAGATATTTAATATGTCACCTCTACTCGTCCAGAACTTAATTAAGGGCTATGGTGCCGGTGGTGCTGAACAAGTTGTTGCAATCGCCAATGCCGCTCGCACAGCTACTAGCTTAGAAGATGCAGTCCAGAAGGCAATCCAAGAACCACGTGGCACGATTGGTCAGATTAAGGGCAGATTCTATGGCGATGGTAGCAAAGACAGAGCCCTCACGACACGATTCTATGATGAGAAAGAAACGCTTGATAAACAACGCAACTCCGTATCTCGCAAAGTAACGAAAGCTGTACAAGAAGGTGATTACGCTCTAGCACGCTCACTTATACAGGCATTTAATAAGTCAGTTGATGAGCAAGCTAAAGTATTCCAGACTACCTACGGACGATATGCACCTGATAGTAAATTACTCGAGATATTAAACGATATTAAATTAAGTGATAAGACAAGTGCCTTACAAGCAAGACTAAAGTAGAGTTTGACTATTATGATATATATCCATAAAATTAAAAGAGAAAAGGAATAAAATATGGGACTAATTAACTACTCAAGTATAGAAGACGGAACAACGATAGATGCCGCTGATGTCAATACACCACTAACAACTATCTATAACGACTATAACGGAAATATAGACTCTAATAACCTAGCAGATAACGCTGTAACGACAGCTAAGATAGGTGATGGTGCAGTAACAAATGCTAAACTATCAACTACTGCTGGTGAACTTGGAGGTGCTTGGGTTTCTTTTACACCAAATGTATATTTTGGGACCATAGGCAATGGAACCGTAACGGGTAAATACTCGAAATCTGGTAAAAACGTTAAAGGATTTATAGAATTTACGCTTGGTTCAACCAGCGTTATAAATGCCGCTGGATT